TCCTGTGTCAACTACGGGAATGTTTTCATAAATTTTAGTTATTCTATCTTTATAACCTTGTAATAATACACTTAAAAATTCATAAACTAAACTATTGTTTAATGTTGGGGTGTTGAAATCAAATGTTTCATCTAAATCACTAACTAATTTAGATTGATTAGTCTGTAGATACGTTACAACCGAAGAATACTTATTATAAAAATCACTACTTGTTAAACCTGATAAAGTTGCAAAATTTATAGTTGTTCCTGTTACGGTTGCATCTCCCTGATATCTCACAATAAAATTAACCTTATCAAATGTGTTAATTAATTTATTTCTTGATGTTTCTAAATCTTTTAATGGTGTATTTTGTGTGAAATTATCGGCAACTTCTTTAATTATACCGGTTAACACTTCTTCAAGTCTATTATCCGACCAATTCGCCATTTCAGGTGGCATGATATTACTAAACTTTAATAAATCAGACATACTATTTGAACTAATGAAATCTAATAAAGAATCCCTAAATTCAATTACATATGCTGATAGTTCGTTATTTGCGGGATACACACCTAAAAGTTCTATTGTTTCAGTACTTGTATTACCACTTACAGTATTAATTGTTAATCCTGTTGTTGTTCTATATGTTGATGATAAAAACAAACTTGCCACTTTATAACCGTATTTTTTAACTACGTCGTTATATGCAAGTTGATATTTTTTTACGTATTCATCTGTATTGGTATAAACTGATTTAATTAGATTTAAGTAAGCAATATCACCTAATCCATTATTATCAGGTATAATTTCTCCTATGTAGTTGTTTTGTGAAATACTTGGTTTGTTATCTTTGTCACCCTCTAATTTAAATTCAGGTTTATTTTGCATAAATTCCAAGAATTCTTTTGTAAATCTATCTTTTTCCTTTCCATCAATTAGAGTTGCTGTTGATTCTGCTCTTTCATCATATATTTCAGTATTTGCGTAGAAATTAGATGATAATGCATTTTGTAATCTTTCAACAGGTCTTTCTAAACCTTGTCCGCCAATAAATGAAATTTGTAAAGATACATTTGCTAACATCGGTTGTACTCCAATACCTTCAGGATTTAAATCCCATGTTGTATCATCAAATGTTATATTAACATCTCTAATAACAACTTTTGAATGATAAAAATCACCGATTCTTAAAATACAAATTGGAGGTGGTCCGAATGAAGTGTTTCTTGCATTTAAATCATTTACATCTGCAACACCTTTTATTGGTATCGTGTTACCGGGTCTTACACATTGTTGTAAAAATGTTAAACGTGCGTTTAATCCTTCTGGCGTCATTGAATGGAAACCCGGATGAAAATACTTTAATTTTTCTTTTAATGATGTAAAAGCAATTGGTGAATCCTCCTCTAACTTTTTAAAGTAATGACATTCTGAAAGAGTTTTCATTATGATTCTCTTCATTACGTCTATAGATGGTTTTGGTGTTTTGATTGTTTGTGGTGTACCATCAGGAACCAATTTATAAACGGGTAGTTTAATTTTTTGTTGTTCTTGTGGTTGAACGGGTATTGTTGTGGTTTTAAATTTAATACCAACTTGTCTACAATAGAACATGTTAGGTGCATAAATCTTTAAACCGTTTGTATCGTTAATTATTGTTTTACAATCTAATGCACCATTAGGGTCAACACCTGATAAACCCGTAACATCTTCACCTTGACTTGTTACATTAAACTTTAATACACCTTTATTTTTTTCATATCCCAATTCAGTAAATGGTATTTGGTATTTGTATACAACACCAGTTTTCTGATTTTTATTTGCCTCATTTTCTGTAATCCATTTTTTAACGTTTACAGTAACACCGTCTTTTTTAATTTTTTCAATAATATCTGTAACAATTGAATATGCTCTTCTTACACCTAATAATAAATTATAATCGTTATTAGCAGGTTCAGATGCGGTTGCTAAAATTGTAAATTCAGCATCCATAATAGTATTACCACTAATTGCTGTTTTTAATTTTGCAAGGTTAGTACTATACTTGGTATAGTTTGTTGTTAATTGTGTAAATCCATCATTTACTCTTTGTACTTGTTTACTTAAAGTAGTACCCGTATCACTTATTTGTGACTTTTCAACACCAAAAATTGTTTTAATATCTTTTAATTGATTTGCACTTGGTGTACTATCTGTTAATAATGTTGTTAATTGAGTTTCCGCATTACCTGTGTAAGTTGTTTTGTTTAACAAATATGCAGCATACTCATTGTTGTATTTTGAGGTAGTTGTCGTTGTAGTATCTTTTTGTGGGTAATCATTCGCAAAGAACAAAGATAAACTAAATGGTTCAGGCATATCAGGAGTGTTTCCTGTTTTTTCTGCGGTGTTTGGTTTTGTCTGTTCAACCTCTTCCATTTGATATTTCATTCCTTGAATTACTTTCTCATCTTTATTTCCGTTAAGATAGTCTTTAATTCTTTGAATATCGTTTGTATCTAAATTGGTATATCTTTTTACTAAATCATAAAAATCAATATCCTCACAACCCGCAAAAAATGCGTTGATATAGTTATCCGCTTCTTCATCAGTCATTCCTTTAAAATGTTCTCTAACCAATAAGTTTAAAACACTTGGGTGGTCAACAACAACTTTAAATGATACTTGACCAGTTCTTTCTGTATTTTGATATGTGTAAATTGGTTCAGGTCTACCTAAAAAAGAATTTGATTCCCATCTAGCCGAGTTTTGTTCACTCATTTTTAAATCATATGGTGGAAACCACATAACTCTACCACCATTTGGACCTCTTTCACATGCAGGTAAATCACTTACTGTGAAACCTGGTTGTGTTGATGATTTCCATGCTAAATTCTCAATACTGAACATGTATTTTTTAGCAACAAAACTATCACCACTTTTGAATATATTTGTTGACCCGTCAAAAGATTTTCTACCATTTGACATTGGTGCATAGTTTATATTCCAAACTCTACTTCCTGCACCCATTACACTACCATCGAACTTTCTTGACATATTAGTTCTTTTCATAGTGTCAGAGTAGTTCATGTACGAACGGTCTTTAGTCCAAACTCTACAATATTCCACACCACTTTCTGTTCCTGTAAACTTATCGGTATATTTTATCGCAGAACCTCTTGATATCATTGTATCTCCTTCTTTGAATACTCTACTTGTTTGGTCAATAACATTTGCAACATGTGAACGCATTTCCGAACCATTTGTTGGTAATGTGTTTAATATCTGCTGTGTTTTACCTAATATAGAATCTTCTCTAAATGTATATTTTGTTGATAATGTATCCTCTAATTTAGATTGTTCGTTTGACGCATATTCTTTGTTTCCTTCTCCTAACTTGTTTTTAGAATTTTTACTATACCAAGTTAAGTTACCTCCAATTGAACCTCCTTCAGTTATATTTCTACTTTTGTGAAATAATTTTGCAGATGTTTCATCAAACATTAATGAAAGATAGTAACTACTTCTAACTTGGATGTCGTTAAAATCTGACATTGCATATTTTACATCATTACTTCTATCATCTCCAATATACGCTTCACCTTTTGGTGCTTCAACACCCAATAATGATTTAACTCCTTGTCCTATCTTATCAACAAAACTAAATAATTTTGATGATTGTTGTGACCTAGCACTTGTAGTATAGTTAGGTGCATATCTATTAAATGTTAATGTATCAAATAGTCTTGTTTTAGGACCTTGACCCATATATTCAATTAATAAATCTGAAGGTTTTCTTGTTAATTTTGGTCTTCTTTCAATACCAATTAATGAACCTAACACACCTGTAGCATCTTGAAATATTTTACCAAGTTCAGTTTTCGCTTCGGGTCTATAGTTTATAGGATTCGCGGGATTACTTAAATAATCACCTGGTATTTCTGTAAATGGAAATGTTACACCCGCAACTGTTTGTGTGAAATCAATAATTTGGCCGGGAATAGTTTTTGCCGTTGTAATTTTATTATTCGGTTCAACTAATGGTTCTCTACCTGTAACTATGTTAATTGCAGTTGTAGTATTACCATTTAACGCATCTAAAATTCTTGCTTTACCTTCGATTGAACGTTTAAGGTTCGCCTCAATTCTTGATTGGACAGGGCCACCTTTATCTTTTGCAATGTAATTTGCTGCAAATTTAAACAATTCAGACTCTGTTTGATAATTTGAATTAGCAATTATACCAATCAAATTATGATTTTCAGAAGTAAAATATGGATATAAATTTAGATTTGCTCTTCTTGGTAAAGTATCTAAATTTTCCTTTATAAAAAATTCTGTTGGTTTAAAAACGTTGTTTGATTTTGGTACTGTTAAATCAGTATTTCTATTTGTATCTACCGCACCAGGGTCAACATTTGCTATGTCACTTAAACCATTGACAACATAGTCAGAGCTAGTAAAACTTTGTGGGCCATTTGGTTGTTGTAAAGTCTTACCTAAAATGTAATCTCTAAATTTTTTTGTTGAATTAAAGTCTAAATAACTTGGCATTATATTTTATCTTATAAATAGATTTTATTTATTTTTTAGCAACTTCAGGTTCCGTGTATTCGTTTTTACCCGTAACAAAGAAATCCTTATATATGCTTGAATCCTTAACCACTTCTCTCATCCAACCATCAACTAATGCGGGTCCTCCTTTAAAATTGTAGTCATTTGTGATTTTAATATTTTTAGTGGATTCTGTTGCGGTTTTTTCTTTTTCTTCATTTATTTTTTTCACATCTGAAGATGTTAAACTAGCTTTAGGTGCTTCCACCTTACCACTTTGCATTGCAGTTTTAACCGCATCTCCTACTCCCACAATTTCTTTATTAATGGATTCCGCAATTTTTGGCATTAGTTTTTCGGTTGTTAAACCCGCCTTTTGGAAATCGATTCCAAACGATTTTGCTAATTCTCTTATTTCTCTTGTTCCTGTTACTGCAACCGACTTAACTAAAAAAGACATATCTCTTCTAATATTTTCAATATCCGTTGCTTGGTTTCTAACAATTTGATTTGATGATAATTCTTTAAACTCTTCTCTATATTGTAATAATGTTTGTGCTTGCGCCTCTGTTAAATTATCAACAGACACTTCTTGTAAACCACTAAAAACTTCTTTCAATTTTTTAGAACCTGAAATATCAATAGACATTTTACCATCTTTCATTTGGGATAGATTGGTTAAAAACTCTTTGTCTTCATCTTTAATACCTAATCCACTTAACATTTCTTTTGCGGATAATCTTTCTTGGGTTGCAATTGCCGTTTTAGCAAATTCACCATATTCAATGCCAAGAGATTTTGCCATCTCTCTAGCCCTTCTTAAATTAACACCCGTAATTTCAAATTTTCCTTGTTCTTGATTATACGTCGCTAACGAACTTGCGGCGTCAATAATAGCATCTTGTAAACCTTCAACGTTATTAGTTGCCATGTACATTAACTTTAATGGGTCATTAAAATCACCTATAGCACCTCCTAATGCTTGTAAATTTGCAGTTAATTCAACCGCACTTTCAGGTTCAAATACTTTATCCGCCACTTTAAACACCTCATTCATGTTCAATCTAAATTCAATAGATTTTTGAACCATTCTTGCTAAACCATCAACACCATTTCTAAATCCATATTCATTTAGTTTTCCAATATTTTCTTTTAAATTTTGACCAACTTTTACTGAATTTAAACCAAGTTCTAACGCACCTTTACCAGCTCTTTCAACCGCTTCAATTGAACCTTTTGTACCGATACCCACTTTTTCAAATTCGGGTACCATGTCAATCAATTTCTTCATATCACCAAGAAACGCTTGACCAACTTCTGCAGCTCTTTCAAATGTTTGTTGATTTACAACATTGAATCTACCTGACGCTTCAATTAAAGACCTCGCACTATCAGCCAATGTTTCATAACTAACACCTAATTGTGCCAATCTTGGTGATGCATTTACAATCTCTTCTCTATAATCTTTAGATAATTGTCCTGTTAAACCAACACGAGTATTGATATCCTCAAGTAATCTTTTTTGATTTTGATATTCGCTAGTGATTTCTTTATAACCCGCATCCAAAATACCTTTTACTAATTCTTCAGGTGTTGGTATTTTGTTACCCGGTAGTAATGTGTTGGCAACAGTTGATACATTTACACTTTTAGCAACGTCTTCGTAATATCCACCTGATTCTTGTGTTTTTAACCCTTGTATAAGATTACCAATAAGACCACTTGCAGAAGGTCTCGGATTTTTACCGTTATAGTTATTTAATCCAGCAGTCTTTCTTTCCCACGCTTTTGAAAAGGCGTTAGGGTCTAAAGTTTGACCTTTCTGTACTTCTTCGTTGACTTTTCTACCGTATTCGGTTAAATCATTTGATTGGTCCGCAAGTTTATTGTAATTTATAGCCATATTACATAAATAGATTAATCACCATTTTTCATTTCCATTATGTATGAAATATAGTATCTTCTTATATAAACAGGCATGGTTAGAATGTCTCCATATGAAAATCCTTCTCTAACCAAAAAATGTATTTCTGATAATTGATTTTTCTTATAATCCGTAGAAAGGGCGAAAAAAGTCAACCCCGAACCCAATTCTAAATTGGATTTCATCTCCTGACGGGGTAATTGTTTTTTGGGTTAAATCAATACCCGGTTTATTTTCAGTAACAAATTTTCTAAAATCTTGTGAATCTTTAATTGGGAGGTTTTCAATTAAGTTTCTAACATTCATAGGGTCTTTATTTCCCTCAACAGACTTAATCATCATCTCAAGTCTTTTTGTGATGATTGGTGCCACCCCAATTCCATTCCATGATTTGTTTATTTCTGAAATTTCATCTTCTTGTCTTTGTGTTAAAAATTTGAATGTAACTGTAATTTTAGATTTTTCCATGAAATAAGAATATTCTCCATTGGAATCAGGAACTAATGTAAATGGTTTAAAATCTAATGTAGATAAATCAACTGTTGCATCAAATTCCTCATTTGTTTTTGGGTCAACTAACCTAACAGTATATTCTGTACCGAACGCAGTGTTTCTTAAAAATATTAAAATTGCCTCTCTATCCTCATCAACAATTTCATCAATGTTGATATCCTTATCCAATATTTTTCTTTTCAACAATTCATTAACAATTTGTTGAGTTTGTGTTAAGTTTGGGGAAGCAAGAATATTTTCATCTGCTGCCGTTAAATAAGCCACTCTTAATGATTTTTTTCCGTTTGGATAATGAATACCTCTACTTGGTAATTCTACAACGTCATATGCAATTCTTGGGTCAATTCTTAATTCTTCCATAGTGTAATATTATACAATAACTACAATAAAGTAAAGTTTTTGGTAAAAAATAAAAAACCGATAACCAAATTAGCGTAACTAACTTGACTATCGGTTTGATAATATATTTTAAAATATTAATAAACTTGAATACAACGGTCCATTCTTAAATTACAAGTGATGTTTGCAATTTCATCTCTTGAGTAATCTAATTCACCGAAATCTAAATTGGTGATGAATGTTCCTTGAAGAATCCATTTTTCAATTACAACTCCCGTTGGGTCTAACATTTCCAATTCAATGTCTTTCTTATATCCGGCAGCATATCCCATTCTACCTGTTACTGACTCCGCATGTAAACGGAACCATTCCATTAAAGCTTGAGAAGCTGAAGGTCCAATTGGGTCTCTAAATGTAACTCTTAATTCTTCCCAAGTAAATCTACCAGCAACGTATGTAGATGTATTTAAGAATTGAATCTCTGTAGAATTAATTTTTGCTTTAGGTCTAGCCGCAGAACTTACAAACCATTCGTTGATACCCAATGATGATGGGAAACGAACAATAAATCGGTTCTGTCTTTTTGGTTCGTAAGGAACCGGCATTTTCATTAGTAAATCTGCCATTTTGTGTTAATTAGTTTTTAAGTTATTTTACTTCTTATAAATATATCTTATTTGGAAAATAATTTTTTTTCAGTCAACTACTTGATTTTGTCAAAAATTTTTCGTATTTTTTCTAAAACGCCCAGTATCTAGTTCCAGTATAAGCAAATATATTCTAGTTATTAATAAATACTAGTATTAATATTTCTAGAATAATAAAATACTAGTATATCTAGTTCCAGTATACTGGGTAATATAAAATTATTTAAATTATATTCAAAATGTTCCACGTGGAACGTTCTACAATAAAAAAAGGGACCTTTCGGCCCCTTTCTTTTTTTATTCTCCTTTTAGATTAAATATTCTCAAATGAAGCACCGGTTGGTGTAATTACGAATTCTAAATCAATAAATTCAAGAGAACGAGTAGGTTTAACGTAAATCTTACCTCTCAATGTATTTGCATCGATATCTTCAGGGTCGTTAGAAACGGTAACCTTAAATTCGTACAAACCTCTTTCTTTCTTAATTGATTCAAGAATTGGGTTAACCAATCTCAAGAATTCTTGTCTTACTTGTTCGTCATTTTGTTCAAATAACAATCTAACCGCAACAGCTGAAATTAATTTTCTAGCTCTTAATAATAATCTTCTTACGTTGATTCTATCAAGTGCAGATTCTCTAACTTGTAACGTTTTGTTACCCCAAATAATTGTACCTGTATCAGAGAATGTTGCAATTGGGTTAATTCTTCCTTTATATAAATCATCTCTTTCATCTAAAGTAAGTTTTTTATCCGCTTTGATTGCGTTTACTAAACCTCTTTGATAACCCGCAACTGCGAACCAAGGATAAGAAACATTATCAGTTAAAGCAATATTCTTCAACACTTCACCTGTTGGTGGAATGTAAAGTTGAGTAGCGTTATCTGTATCTCTTACTTGAATCCAAGGCCAATATGTTGCAGAATAATTAGAATCGAATGATACTGTATCTAACGCGTCTGCTACTGATGTTGCAGTTTCACCTGAAAATCTTGGTGAACTCATGATATACATTGAATCTGCTCTATCATTCTCAACCATATCAATTGCTTGACTTGTTAAAGAACTATGGTCGTTCCAGTTGATACCCGCAGTTGCAAATACATTAATATCAATAGCTTCAGGATTTGCAAATGTTTGAATACCGTTATAATAAGCATAATAATCAGAATTACCTGTAGATGTACTAAACACACCACCATTTGAAGTTGAGCCACTTGTATAAGTACTCTTTCCTAAAATGTAACTATCTCCAAGTGTTCTTGTATCTCTATAGATATCCCAACCATCAAATCCACCACAAACCGCAAATGTAAATTTACGATATGCAATGTTTTCTAATTTACCTTTGCTATTGCCTTCTAAATCGTATGATGTAGTTTCATATGTTGTACCTGTAATAGAAGATGCGTTTGTAGATAAGTGAAATCCTGATGTCACAGTATTACCTGTAGTACCTTTAAATCTAAATAAATCCGCATCATATTTAAAACCATCTTGTGAAGATAAACCTAAACATACTTTTTTAACTTTATCTTCCGATGCTGTTGTACCTGAAAAACTTGCTCCCGAATAGATTGTATCTCCCGCGTTAAAATATTCAGTTTTATATGTTACATTACCCAATGTAGTGTCTCCTGACATTGTTTTTGCGGTAAAACCTTTGAAACCGGCAGGGAACGCATCTGTTGGGTGATTGTTAGTCATTGACAACATGATAAATTTAGAACGTAATTCATATTCACCATCCGAAGTTCCGATTTTTCTTGCCACATATCCATTAATTTCAGGATTCATAGAACATCTTGAGAATTTCTCAAGTACAACTTGATTATCATCTGTATCGTTAAAATCACGAACAATAACGTCAAATTCTCCTGTTTCTAAATTAATGTTTTGAATTGTCACCTTAATTTGTTCGTTAGATGAATCACCATCAGAAATTGTTAATACTTGGAATAAATCATCTACTTGACCACCACGAACTTCAGAAACTACTGTAGGAGATGCTGCGGTATCCCATTGAGTTTTATATGCATTTCCTTCTGCATTATAAACTAACGTAGTACTTAAACCGGTAATATTACCTTGTTTGTACATGTTATTTAAATAATTAGGATATGTTTCATCAACATATAAAGGAAAGTCAGACTTACTTTTGTCTGTATTTGTTGTACCCAATACTTTAGAAATATATTTTGTAGACGTTGGGTCCATTGAAACTGTGAAAGATTTTGCCCCTCCAGTTGCACCTGTAACATTAAGTGTAAACTCCGCTAACGGATTTGCAGTTACACCTGTTGTTGAAATTGTTACACTAGTGTTACCTGTAACTTCAAGTACTAATACTTGACTCGCATTATATGAACCTCTTGACCTTAATGATGCGACGATAACGTCATTATATGATGTCCCCGTTGCTGCTAGTGCTTTAATTCCGAATGTTTTATTTGGTAAGTAACCACTTAAACCTAAAATTCTTGTTACGAATAATTGATTTGATTCCTGTAAGTATGATTTTGCAATATAAGGTAATTCATATTTTGGATTGTTATCACCGTCTTTTTCTGGTGATGTTTGACCAAAGTATGTTTTAAACTCATCAAAATTACTAACAAGGATTGGTTCGAAAGCTGGACCTTTTAAAGTCTCACCAACTATACCCAATGTTGTTACTCCGACACTTTGAGCTACGAATGTTAAATCCTTCTCTGATGTGTAAACACCCGGAGAAACGAATACTCTGTTTGAATTTGCCATTGATTGTTAATTGTTAAATTATTTTATTTGTTTTCTATAAATATCTTTGTTTTTAGCAAAGATTTCCGTACTTTTTTGAAAAAAGATAGTAAATTATCTTTTTCTATCTTTATTTATCTTTCATATGGAACCTAAACAAAAAAATGTAAAAATTAGTGAAAAACATCACGAGATGTTAAAAGTACATTGTGAAAAAAACGGATTGAAAATTTATAAGGTTTTAGAAAAATTTATTGAGGAATTTTGTAAGCCTAAAAAAAAGGATATCTATGGGGAATAAATTAGTATAAATAAGTTATACCGATTGTCGACCCAAGAACAGGAGTACCTAATAATGTGACTGTTTGTTGTCCTGAAATATCAAAACCTTCACCTTCCTCTTCCACAAGACCATTAATATCTAATGTAACTACACTATTAATTGAGTTTGCAGTATTAAATGAAAGTGAACTTCCATCATATGTAAAATATTCGGTAGTCACCTGTATTAGTTTACCATAATTGTCAATTATCACACTATTTCTACCCTTATAGTATGTTATTACAATATTACTACCCTCAAGTGGAGGTGTTGGGAATGTTATTTTTGATGTATAAACCACATGGAAATAATCCACATCTCTTTGTTGTAAAAGACCATTAATAGTTACACTAAACAATGTTCCAATACTTTCACCTACACTAAATTGAGTCTGCATACCATCACCTGTAAATGATGCTATAGTTAAATCAATAACCTTACTAACATATTTCTTTCTACCAGCACCCTCTTTTGCAAATTCATTCATTAAGAAGAATCTACTTACTGCGGGTTTAACCTCAAATTCTTCTGAATCAATAAGAAATCCTAACATTGTAAAGGTGTATTTTTGAATATAAAATCTACGACCCTCTAAATTATCCATTGGAGTACTATCTTCTATTCTATCTAATACAATTGGTATATAATGGCCTTTAACGGTTGTATAATCTTGTCTTGATGAGAAGTGTTGTAAAACTATTTTACTGAATTTATTGATATCTCTGAACTTATTACAAACAGAATAAACTTCATATGTGATGTCCACAGGTATCGGTTGGGGGATTTTATAAACGTCCGCACCCATTTGAGTACCGTTCCAAGTTGGTACTGAATGATAAAAAAATTGATGCCTATCAGGAATAGTTCTTTGTACTGATGGATTAGTACCTAATTGAACCTCGGGTTTTCTAACAATTGAAACAAATGGTATTTGAATATTACCATCCTCATCAACGAATTCCCAATTATTTGAAAACTCACCCCATCTTTGGATTGTCATGATTTTATCAATAACAGGTATTCTTACGCCTTCAGATACCACATTAAAATTTTTCTTAATATAATCTAAAAACCCTCTATCTAAATCGTCGTGTAATATAGAATCAGGTAAAAAAGTATCTGATTTGGTGATATCATTCAACAATTCCTGTCTTCTTTCGGTAAGTTCTTTACCTGTATAAACCGATATATTTGTTTTTCTTTTAGGAAATGCCATATTATACTCCTCTAAATTGTTTATCTTGAACAGGTGAACATACTATACTTCTATAATATGGTTTATACCCAAACATATTGTGTTTATTATCTGATGTAACCTTACCGTCGTTTGTTACTTGGTAATATCTTGTTCTTGTTTCAGATTCAGGATATCCAATATAATCACCGTACTTTATATCTATCTTTAATTCTTCTAAATGTTTTAAATAGACAGATAATGTCATATTACCCGGCTCAATATATCTCATTAGTCCTGCATTATAAGATGAATTTTTAGGTTCTTCTATTTTAACAAGAGCATTAAACTCAACAGGAGGTAAAAACTTTGTTTGGTCTAAACCAACTTCCGCATAAACATTATCGATATCGGTTTTTTCACTATCAACACGATATAACACTAATTTCATGTTTAAATCACCGTGTAGATATTCTTGACCTATTTGTTGGTGTAAATCAAAATCATCTTGACCAAAAAACTTGGATAGTCTGCCGATAGGTATTTTATTGTCCATATCCTAATAAATAGTTTAATATCTTATTCTAATTATTTATATTTTAATATGGAAACGAAGATTCCCGAAATTGAGGCTAAAAACATATTACTATCATATGAGGGTTCTAATAATCAATTATTAGAATGGAAGAAAAGATTTAGTGATAGTAAAGTTTTTAAATTGACAAGACCGCAGGCAGAGTATGTTCAAAAATATCATAACGTAACCCCAAAAGTTGCGAGGAAATATATTAGTATACTTAAATCATTTGGTGAAAGATTAAAAGAGGATAAATTATTAACCTCGGTACCTGAACAAATTTGGTGTGAAAAATTATTATGTGAAACAGATAAGGCTTACCATATATGGGGTAAGATTTTTGAGACGGAAAAACTTCACGCAATGTGGTTACCAAAAATGTCCATAGTTCAACCCGAAAAGAAATTGAATCGTGAAATTGACTATTCAAAATATTCTGTTAGACCCCCAATGGACCATCAAAAAATTGCAATTGAAAAATTATTAGCAAACAATAAATTTATACTAGCAGATGATATGGGTCTTGGTAAAACAACATCCGCGGTTATTGCTGCGTTAGAATCAAATGCCAGAAAAATTCTGATAGTGTGTCCAGCATCTCTAAAAATTAACTGGCAAAGAGAAATCGGTAATTACTCTGATAGAAAAGTACTTATAGTAGAAGGTCGTAAATGGGGTTCGACTTTTGATTTTTACATTATAAACTATGATATCATCAAAAATTACCATTCAACAGATAAGAGTGAAGATAGTGATGATTATAAACTATTGGTTAATGCCGGTTTTGAATTGGCAATCGTAGATGAAGCTCATTACATTTCAAATAACACTGCACAAAGAACTCGTTTATTAAATGATGTACTTGACCAAATACCAAAGGTTTGGTTATTAACAGGTACACCAATGACTTCAAGACCTATTAATTATTTTAATCTATTAAAGATTGTTGATTCACCATTAACATTGAATTGGCAATCTTATGTTCGTAGATATTGTGCAGGATACCAATTTAGAGTTGGACAAAGAAAAGTATGGAATACAAGTGGAGCATCTAATTTGGATGAATTAAGAGAACAAACAAAATCTTATGTCTTAAGAAGAATGAAAACCGATATTCTTGACTTACCCGAAAAAATCGTAACACCAATCTTCGTTGACTTAACAAGCCGTATGTATGACGAAGAAATGGAGGATTTTACAAGAATAAGTAACGATAATAGGGATAAAGAAACAATATCAGTTACACTTAATCGACTAATGAAGGTTAGACAATTGATAGCATATGAAAAGATTCCTTACACTTGTGAAATTATTGATAGATGTTTGGAACAAGGAAAGAAAGTTATTGTTTTAACAAACTTCACAATGACATTAGACATGATACATGAAAAGTATAAAAAGAACTCTGTTACTTTAGATGGTCGTATGTCAAAAGATAAAAGACAAGATGCGGTTGATAGATTCCAAAACGAAGATAAAATTAAAGTATTCATTGGTAACATTAAAGCCGCAGGTGTTGGTATTACATTAACCGCAGCCGAAGTTGTTATTATGAATGACTTATCATTTGTTCCTGCCGACCATTCACAAGGTGAGGATAGGGCCTATCGTTATGGACAAAAAAATAGTGTTCTCGTATATTATCCTATATTCGAAAACACTATTGAGATGATTATGTACAATATTTTACAGAAAAAGAAAGGAATTATTGACCAAGTTATGGGTGATGGTGAATATTCAGAATCTTTTAGTAGAGATTTGATTAAACAGTTGTTCTAATCTTTTCAATAATCTCATCTATAAGTTTCGGTAATCCCTTATCCTCATGGTCTCCAATTTTTGCTTCGACAATTTTATTTTCTTCATCAACATGAAATGAGTTTTCCTTTTCCTCTATTATTTTGTAATGGAACTCATAATCATATTTGGAACTAATTTTAAATAA